CGATCTTGGACTACTTCGCCGAGGAGTGGACGCAGGGGCTGGCGCCGTTCTATGGTGAGGATGGGCTGACGGCCTATGCTCGTTCGGTGGTGCCGCGTGACCGGTCGCTGGCGGTGCAGGAGTACACGATCTACAGCCAGGACCGGACGGTCAATGAGAACCGGGCGGAGCAGGGCCTGGAGCGGCTGCCGCTGCCGTTGGCGGATGTGCCGGTGCGATTGCTGACCCAGGCTGGCCTGGCCGATGTTGGGCCGGGCGTTGGCTCGCTGGAGGGGGCGGACGCGCCGGTGAATGTGGCGGCTGGCGAGGCACGGAAGGCGGGTAGTTTGGACGTGTTGGACGGTTCGGACAAAGTCGATGTTCCTTCCGTTAAGGCTAATTATCCGGCGGGTTCTCCTGCTGAGTTGGAAGGTTTGCGAGTTGAGTTGAAGCGGTGGATGAAGGTCGCCCTGGGCGAGGTGCGCGCGGGGCGACCTGCCGCCGGCCGGGAGTTTGCCAGCCAGGTGCTGCCGGAGGATGTGGCCGCTGCGGTGCGCGCGGGGCTGGCCAGCGCGGCCGACGAGGATGCGGTGAGGCTGGCGTTTGCGGAGTGGTTGGGCGGCCAGCCACAGAAGGCGGTCGATCCGCTGGAGGACGTGCGGCGGCGAGCTGAGCGGGCCATTGAGAAGGCGTGGAAGGCTGCCCACACGGATGGCGGCGTTGTGCGGCAGATCGAGGATGGCGAGCTTGACCCGACAGGCGCATTTGATGCGCTGTGGATGGAGGACTATCGCAAGCGGATCGATGCCAAGCTGCTGCCGGCGCTGAGCAAGGCGGCCATCGACGCGGCCAAGGCGACGGCTGGCCAGATGGGCGTCACCTGGCAACTGGTCAACGAGGCGGTGCTCCAGTGGTCGCAGAAGTACGGCTACACGCTGATCAGCGGCTTGACCCAGACGACGCAGGCGCAGGTACAGAACACGATCAGCGCCTGGATTGCCAGCGGCGAACCGCTGCCCGACCTGACGGCCAAGCTGACTGAGATCTTCAAGTCCCCCGTGCGCGCGCAGATGATAGCCAGCACGGAAGTGACCAGACTCTACCAGGTGGCCAACGAGCAGTCTTGGCGCCAGGCCAACGTGGAGATGGACGCCGGGATCGTGGGCGGCGAATGGCGCACGGCGGTCGATGAGAAGGTCTGTTTTCCCGCCTGGACGTTGATTGAGACAGAGAATGGACCGCTACCGATACAGCGTGTTAAGCCGGGAATGCGGGTTCAGACGCGCCAAGGGCTAAAGCAAGTCGTAGCAACGAAGACTAGACGGTACCTAGGCGAAATGGTCGAAGTACAAACCGACTTAGGGTCAGTTATCGCCACTGCTAATCATCCATTCTGGACTATCGAACATGGATGGTTGCAAGGGAGCCAGCTTGACTTGGGCCACACGCTCGAAACGTTCAACCAGCAGCCTGTCAAGGTGCTCGGTATTCTTGACTTCTTCCTCGGCAACGCGGCAGACAATCCAGTTGCGCGCTTGCAGGAAATGGTTCTTTCGCTCATCTCGCTTCGCGTCTTGGTGCCAATAGGTGCCGTCAACCTCCATGGCGATGCGTTGGTCTGGCAGCAAAAAGTCAATCGAGTAACGACCCATGCGAGCCTCTTGAATGAATTTGACACCCAGGTCGGTCAACGCCAGGCGAATCGTCTTTTCCAACAGTGTTTCGCCGTTGGATCTTCGATAGCAGGCGAACGAACAAAATTGGCGGTCGGCATCGCTAGGAACAACACGCAACATCTTGCCACAAACCCGACATTCAACATGATGCGGCGGGCGGCGGCATTCCTCAGAGCAGTATTGTCGATTAAGCCGCTTTTCGGCCGTGAATGTTTTGCCACACCGTTCGCAGGTAACGTATTTGGTGGTGGCAGTACGGCACTCTCTGCTGCAAACAGTATAGCGGTCAGCGATAGCAGCATAGACGGTGAAGGTCTTACCACAGACTGGGCAAACCTTACTAACCAATTCGCCACTGTTGACAATGTCATGACAGCGACGGCTACAGAAACGGCGTCCCTCTGCGATTTGCGAAGCGCTGAAATAGGTCAGCGTACCGCAGACGGGGCAAGCTATCTCGGAACCGCTCAGCGTAGAAGCGTGGTAGCAAAATCTAGAACAGAAGCGACTGTCTTTGCTTTGGCTCGTGTAAGTCTTGCCGCAATGCTGGCAAACTTTGGTTTCGTGTTTGTTCGACATGTAGCACATATCCTGACTGATCTGCTCACATTGTATCATAAGCTGTGCGGCATTGCAATTACTGTCTATAACCTTCAGGTTGAGGACGTGGCAGAGTACTACGCTAACGGCATCCTTGTTCACAACTGTGAGATCTGCGGCCCATTGGAAGGCCAACAGCGATCTCTTAATTCGCCTGGGTATTTGCATCCCGAAGACGGACAGCTTTACTTGATGCCGGCGCACGTGCGCTGTCGCTGTTCAGAGGTGCCGGTGCTGAGCAAGCCAGGTTCCCGGCAACGCGGCCCCGGGCCGGTGGAGGGCGGCGGCTGATGGAGCTGGCGATCACCATCGAAGGGCTGGACGAGCTACAACAGCGGTTCGGCCAGGCCAACCCGATCATTCAGAAGGAACTGAAGCGGTCCATGCTGCGCGCGGTGCTGGGCGAGTTGCGGCGGATGCCGCCTTACCCTCCAAAGCCGGATGGATCGACCTATGTACGGACGCATTATCTGGAACGCAGCCTGACGGCGCTGATTGGCCGGGCACCTGGTGCGGTCAGCGAAATGCGCGAGGCTGGCAACAACGCTATCGAGGGCGTGGTCGGCACGAATGTGGTCTATGCCGGCTATGTGATTGGCCAGAGTCAGGCGAAGGCGCACCGGGGCCGCTGGTGGCGGCTTGAGGAGAGCGTGCTGAGCCACAAGGCCGACATCGAAGCAGAGTTTGAGGACGCGGCCGCGCGCATCGCCGAGCAGTTGGAAGGCGCGGCGGGCGCGGCGTGATACGAGGTGATGAGACGATGAGCGACTGGCAGATGGTCAAACGATTGGGCGGCAACCGCGTGGGCGGCTATGCGGTGCTGTGGGGCGATGCCACCAAGCGCGACCTGACCGGCGAGTTCTTCACGCCTGAAACGGAAGACCTCGAGACACTGTTCAAGGCGATGGGCAAGCTGCCGCTGCTGTATGAGCACGCAGCCGACGGCATGGTCAAGACCAAGGTTATCGGTCCCGTAGATGTGTTGACGCGCGACGAAATCGGTCTGTGGTACGAGGCGCAGCTCAGCATGGCAGAGGAGTATGAAGAGTACATCCAAAGGCTGCTTGGCCAGAAAAAGCTGCGAACGTCATCCGGTACATTGCCGACAGCGCGACGGGTCAATCGTAAGACCGGCCAGATCGAGCGCTGGGCGATTGCAGAGCTGAGCTTGACGACGAGACCGGCTGAGCCGCGTATGGTTGAGCGGCCTGTGGCAATGGTGAAATCCTGGTTTGATGAACTAGGCATGAATGCTGCAACGGCGCTGGGACTGGAGACGGCGCAGGACAACCAGAAGGCAGCGAATATGGGTGATTGGATCGAGAGTCGTCTGCACTCCAACTTTACCTTGATGATGGATGATCTGTTCGCCGATGGGCGTTTGACGCGTGACGAGCGAATCGCCCTAAGCGGTGCCCTTGGCAGCGCATTGGATAGGTTCCACACGGAACTACAAGCCACCGATCTGATTGCGCTTTACCGGCGCGGACCGTGGGACGAAGCGGATCGAGACTCCCCTTATCCGCAGCCCTATGGCAACCCAGCAAAAGCAGGCCGGCGGCTGTCGGCGCGGCAACTGAAGCGGCTGGCTGAGGCGCAGGAAACCATCGCTGACCTGGTGCGCTGGGCCAACTACGAAGAGGCTTCGGACGGGGCAGACAGCTCGGACGAGGCAGACGAGGCGGATGATACGAAGTCAACGGCTCCGGCGACGGGGCGTGACGATAAGACCATCGAGGGCGCGGACGCGGCACAAGGGCCCGAGGACGGCCAGCCTGCGGACGACGACCAGCCGCTGGTCAAAAACATTCTGATCGAGACTGAGCGCGTGGCGCTCCTGAAACTGGCTGGAGGTTGAAGACGATGAACCTGAGAGAACAGTTCGCAACCAAGATCGCCGAGGCGCAGAGGGCGCTGGAAGCTGGCGACCTGGAGAGCGGCAAGACGCTGCGGGCCGAGGCGGAGACGCTGAAGGCTGCGCTGGATGAACTCGAAACGCTGGACGGCCTGAAGGCCAAGGTCCAGCCAATGCGGCCGCCGATGCCGGGCCCGGGCGAGGCTCCTCAGCCGCCCGCGCCGGATGGCACGGCCAACAAGATGCTCAACGCGCTGTACCACATCAAGTACGGCGAGGAAGACGCATCGACGAAGGCGATCTTCGAGGACCTGGTGGGGCCGAACTATCGGCAGACCATTTTCGAGCAGAACGCGGCCTTCGCCAAGTACCTGCGCGGCGGCGACCGCGCGCTGGATCGCAGCGACGTGACTCTGCTGAACAAGCAGATTTTCCCGGCGAACCAGATCCGGCAGATGGTCGAGGACGGCTACGACGTGGCCACCATCAAGACCACGATGGTCGAAGCGCAAGGGTCGCTGGGCGGCTATGCGGTTCCGCCCAACGTGCAGGCCGACATCGTGAGCCGTCTGCCGGGCATGACCGTGGTGCGCGGCGGTGGGGCTGAGGTGGTCGAGCTGGTCAACGGCAACTCGGTCGACGTGCCTGTGATGACGGGCGGCGATAGCCAGTATCCTGGCGCGCTGCGCGGGGCCTGGGGCAGCGAGACGCAGACTCCCAGCGAGAAGAACGCCACGCTGGGCCTGGAGCCGGTGGTGGCGCACATCTACACCTACAAGGTGCCGATGTCGCAGAGCCTGGTGGAAGATGCGGGCAACCTGGTGCGGATCGTGACCAACCAGATCGTGCAGACGCTGGCGATCGACGAGGACAATGCCTTTCTGGTGGGCGACGGCGCCAACAAGCCGCTGGGCTTGCTGCCCAGCTCGACCAACGGCCTGAGCCTGACCGAAGTGGTCTCCGGCCACGCCACGCTGCTGACTGCGGACGGCCTGATCGGCCTGAGCGACGGGATTGACGAGCAGTACATGCAGAACGCGCGCTGGGTCTTCCGCAAGGCGGCCGGCACGGCGATCCGCAAGCTGAAGAGCGGGTCGGGCGAGTACCTATTCGACCGGGACCTGGAGAACAACAAGCG